CCCCGTTCTATAACGGTGGAAAGACTGACCCGATTGATGCTGCTGATGAGCTGATTAAGTTCTATAATGAAGATAAGAATGGCAATAACGGCACAGACGAGACAAGTTTGGCAAAATTACAGAAGTTGTTCCGTTCTGGTAATATTATGAAGAACCCGAATTCTGCCGATGGCCAATGGGCTACTCCAGATTATCCTATTTCTTATGCGATTTCTGAAAATGATGTTGAAACACTTAAGGATTATAGAGAAAACGGTATTCCGTCCAGTCTTATAACAGGAGACGACGAAGATACTGAAAGAATCCCGTTTAACCAGCAGATTAATACTGAATTCGTTCAGGATTATGCTCTTCTGACTAAGAATGTGGCTCTTGAAGGTAAGTCAATCGATGATGCTTTGGACTTTATGGACCAATTTGTTGACAATTTTGTCATTTCACCGTATGACTTATATAATATATTCGCAAATAAGACGGGTGATGACCAGGTTCTTTATAATATGATTATCAATTATAACGATAATACGACTAGTGAAGAGGCTGATTATTTTGGTGTTCCGCTCGAAGATTTGGTCGAATTTGCCCAAACCGAGCTTTTAGGACCCTCGACAGACATTGATTAACCCTAAATATTCAAAAATATTAAGATTAATAAGGACCATTAATCATATGGTCCTTTTGTCTTTTTGCGAATTTTCCAATTTTTCAAGTATAAATAAAATATAAAAACGGTAAAAGTTTTTAAAAATCTAAACTATATTGGAGGATTCAATGGAAAAATTTCTAACTAAGCTTTCCGGCGTTTGCTCAGCCGAGGACCTTAATGAAATCAAGCAGATTTTCGAGGCCGCGGTTGCTGAAAAGGTGGAAGCAGAAAAGGAAAAGATTGCCCAGGATCTCGCTAAGAAAGCCGATGAATTTTCACAGACAAAAATCAAAGAAGCCAAGGAACAGAATGCCGCTAAGGTAGAAGAAATGGCTAATGCTTGGTGTGCGGAACAGAAAGCACTTCTCGAAAAGGAAGCAAACGAAAAGGTTGAATCCTATAAGAAGAAGCTTGAAGACGCCTCCGAACAATATATCTTTGAATATTTTGAAAAGAAGTTCAAGGAAAAATACGGCGAAGAACTTGAAGCTCTCGAAGAAAAGGTTATTACTGGCCTTGACAAGTACCTCGAATATAATATCAATGAAAAGATTGACCCAAGCCTCATCAAGAAGCAGGCAATGACCGAAACCTACGCTCCTATCATTGATGGCATCAAGCGCCTCTTTGAAGAAGAGTATGTTCCGATGGATCTCTCTGGTTCCAAGAAGATTCGCGACATGAAGGCTGCAAATGCTGAACTCGAAGAATCCTTGAAGAAGCAGGTTTCCGAAAATATGCGTCTTGCTGAATTGGTTGAAATTTCCGGTAAGAAGTCTCTTATCGCTGAAAAGACTGCCAGCTTGAGCGTCGCAGAACGTGCAAAGGTTAAGAAGTTCTTCAAGGACAAGAGCCTCAATGAAACCAAGCGCGACATTGATCCTTATATCGAGATGGTTCAAGAACAGACAGAAAATTATGAAACGGTCCGCCGTGAACGTGCTAAGCTCTTTGAGCAGCGTGAACGTCCGGTTCGCAAGTCTCGCTTTGTCGAAGACACTACTGCTGAAACATTGACTGAACGTTTTAGAAAACAGGAACCTGAAGTTGATTCCACGACTGTCAGGGCTTCTCAGTTTTGCTAATTACGAGAATTCCAAAAAAATTCATATAAATAAAGTATAAACGATTTTTATAGGAGAAACAATAAATGAAAGTTACACAATCACAAGCTACTATGGTAGATACTTGGGCCAAGGCACCGGGCGGACTTTCCGTTGCTGGTATCAAGGACTCCCTTGTACGTTATAATACCGCACGTCTTCTCGAAAACCAGAAGACTAAGAATCTCGGTGCAGAACTTCTCACTGAAGATTTCACTCAGGGTGTAGGTGCTCCGCTTGGTCTCGACCAGGGTATTCCTCACGGTGGTGATGCTAAGGGCGTTTTCGCTCCGATTTCTCTCGCACTCGTCCGTCGTGTGTTCCCGCAGCTCTTCGCTAACGTTCTCGTTGGTGTTCAGCCGTTGATTGGTCCTGTCGGTCTTGCATTCGCACTCCGTTACATTTATAAGACAAATAACCCGAACGAACTCGTTGAAGCCGCATGGAAGGCAGTTCCTCGCTTCTCTGGTTATACCGGTTCTACCGCTAATACCAGTGGCGAATGGGATGCTGGTACCGGCGTTGACACTCAGTCCGCTGAAGGTTGGAAGATCACTGGCCCGACTTTTGGTTCTGATGACCCGTCTGTAAGCCGTAAGATGCCGGAAATCGGCCTTATGCTCAGCCGTCAGTCCATCGTTGCTAAGAGCCGTAAGCTCGCTGCTTCCTTCTCTCTTGAATCTGCTGCCGACATTAAGGCTATGCAGGGTATCGAAATGATGACTGAAATGATTAACGTCCTCCAGGCTGAAATGACTGCTGAAATGGACCGTGAAACTATCGGTCGTTGTAAGGCTCTTTGCACACCGCGCGTGTTCAACAAGTCTACAAAGACTCTTCAGGAAAACGATGCATTCATCGGCCGTAACTCCCAGGAACGTTTCGGTATGATTATTACCCACATCATGAAGGGTGTAAACGACATCCGTACTGCTACTCGTCGTGGCGCTGCTAACATTGCAGTTGTTTCCCCGGACGTTGCTACTGTTCTTCAGTGCGCTAATCCTTGGTTCACCAAGATTGCTCACGAAGTTAACGGTTCTGCTGTTACTCCGGAAATGGGTACTTTGAACGGTGTTGTTAAGGTCTTCTGTGACCAGTACGCTGTTGACGAATTCGGTCAGCACGATAACGGTGAAGTTCTCCTCGCATACAAGGGCTCTAGCCTCTATGATGCTGGTGTTATCTTCTGCCCGTACGTAACCGGTGTTGTCAACCAGGCTATTGACCCGAATGACTTCAGCCCTCGCGTTGGTATTATGAGCCGCTACGGCTTTGCTCATAATATGTTGGGCGCTGAAAACTACTACCGTCTCTTGAAGTTCAACGGCCTCTTCGCAGAAGCTGGTGAAGACCTCGAATGGTAATTTCGGACAATTTGAAATAACATTTAAAAATGCAGGTGTAAAAACCTGCATTTTTTATTATAATTAAACAATTTCTTCCGGAAAAATTCTATAAATAAAATAGGTGTGAAGGAATTAATCTTCACATAGGAAAAATTAAGGAGAAATAATCATGAAACGTAGAAATGATATTTACAACGTTGGTAACGATTACGATCAGGAAGTTTCTGCATACTTCGTAACTAATGATGACGATGCTGCACTTTCTGCAAATGTCCCTGGTTACAAGGCATATTCTGATGGTTTGTACCACTTCACTAAGAAGCCGGCTTATGAACTTTCTGGTGGTGCTGACGCACTTAACAAGCGTGTTATTAATAACCTTCCGCAGTCTCAGTGGGCTGTTCCTGAGTTCCTCAAGGATGCTGACCCGTCTGCAGCTTCTGCTTGGGCACCGATTAACGCTGGTTCTGCTGTTTTGAGCCCGGACTATGCTACTGTTGAAAATCCTCAGGTTTTCGACTGGGCTAATGCTCCGATCACCAAGAAGTAATCGTAACTGATTAGCAAACAATTTAAAAAGAGGTTCCTTTGGGACCTCTTTTTAATCTAATACAGAAAGTATATTTTCGACTTCTTGATTTTTGAAATGAACGTAAGCTTTTCCAGCTTTTTCCAGTTCATCTTCAAATTCGTCTTTATTGTATTTAAAATTTTTGAAATATTTATTATCACCGTCTTGATAACTGAATCTACATAAAGGTTCAGAACCATAGAAAGAGAAAGTTCCGACAATAAAATCCTCAGCCATACCGAAATAAACCATATGGTCAGACATAGGATTGAAGTAAATCCTATGCGATTTGAGCATTTTAATTACTTCGTCCATTTAGTATTTATGAAAAAACCAGACCTCGGGGCCTGGTTTGAATTTTTATTTGAAAATTCGATTAGTGAAGAGCCATACCTTCGCCAGCGAACATTGCATTTGAAATGGTGAAAAGTGCATTAGTTTCAGTTTTACACTTCTTCATACGAATTGCAAACTTATTGTAATATTCAGGACTTACACCCTTGCCGATACATTCACGGACTTCTTCAAGGAATTCTGCGATTGCAGCCTGAAGACCGACCTTGGCAGAAAGAGTTAAGAAATATGCGTTATTAAGATACTTTTCGCAAATGCTTGTGAAGAGTGTACCTTCAGCAGTACCGAATCCTTCTTTGATTACTTTAAAACCGGCTTTTTCAGCAACTTCTTTAGCTTCTTCGAGTTTAGCCCAAGGCGGAA